AACTACTGCTGGAACGGCTGGAACTGTTGTTAAAGTGCTTCCTCATGGTTTAAGTACAGGCCATAAGGTCGTTATTACTAGTTCTAACTCTACTCCTGTAATAGATGGTACTAGAGCAGTAACGGTTATCTCTCCTTCTACTTTCTCTGTCCCAGTGAACGTAACTACTGCTGGAACAGCAGGTACTATTGTTCCTGAGAAAGTATATGCCGTAGATAATGGACAAATTGGTGACGCACTTTATTTTGGTATGGACGAACCCTTTTCTGCTATACGTTTAAATGTTACTGATGTCCTTAGTTCTTCCTCTGCTGGATATTCCGCAATTACTTATGAGTATTTTGTGGGAGAAGGGACGGATAACTGGACTGCGATAACATCATTTGACGAAACTGGAGACTTTACTACCAGTGGTACCTATGAAATAACCTTTGATAAGCCTTTTAATTGGAAGACTTGTCAGCCAGGCATTAAAGAAGCTAATGCAACTGACCAAAGTTTTGGAAAAACGGCTTACTATGTGCGAGCTAGGTTAGCTGCTAATACTTCTAGTCCAGCTACATCAGCTGCCAAGATATCACAAGGATGGGTTGGGCCTAATTTCTGGCATCCTAACATGGAAGTAGGGACTGTTAGGCACTCTACGCCAGCTACGTATGGGCTTACTCTGTCGGATAATCAACAGCAGACGGAACAAGTTATTCCAATAGCGGAATATGCTCTAAATGAAAAACCTGTTGATTTTGTTAATAAAGTAAGTGTACGTGGACGTAGTGGAGCTTACGGAGTAGCCGAAGACACTACTAGTATTGATGCATATGGATTAGTTAAAGAACGAGTAGTAGATGATTCATCATTAACTACGTCAGTACAATGTGAAACTAGAGCACGTTCTATCCTGGCTCAATTGCAGCCTGAAGATAATGCCTTCTTCAGAGAATGTAAGATTACTATTCAGTATCCACCTATGTATTCGCATTTAAAGCGTCCTAGGATGGTAAGAGCCGGAGACAGAGTTAATGTAGAGATTACTTCATTAAATCCTATAATCGATAATGAGGCTTGGTTAGTATATTCTCTGTCTTGCACATATTCTGAAGCGTCGATGTGGAAATGTGAACTCATTTTATTCAGAGATATGACTTCTGTGTCAGAGCCAGGGTCTGCTGAACGTCGTCTTATGAGAGATTTAGTTAGCAGAACAAGGGAAACTGCTAATGCAGTCTTCCAGCCATTAGATAAGGCTGTGGTAGATGGTATAGATTTCCTACCTGAAGGGCCAGGACGTTTTGCAGGCAGGGAAGAGTATGGTCCAGTAGGGACTGACTTGGGTATTTATCCTACAGGTAGCGGAACATTAGGTAATTATGGCAATGAGTTCCGTTGGACTAAAAAATTATATTCAAATCATAATACTCGTCAAACTGTGTCTAAAGATTTGATGCGTATAGACCACTTAGGTATCAATCCTGAGGAAGATGGAGTGGCTCAAGGTGGTGCTGGATTAGGTTTTATAGCTAGAGATAAACGTGGTAGCGGTACTCCTGATTTTCACCCTGGTACGGATGAAGCAACTCTATATCTACGGAATTCAGGAACGGTTACTGAAGGTTCAGGACTTTATCTAGCTCATAGAGACATCTTTAATAGCGGAGCTACCTATGATGAGTGGGCTACGGATACTCCTAAGATAAATGCAGAGGTTATGACTGGGTTTACTGGGTTTGTTAGTCATGTTGATTTAGACGCTAGTGGTCGATTTACTATCAATTTACCTGCGTTAGATTCGGCTCCATTGGTTTTTACTACGATTTGCGGGCATGAGGGTCTTTCAGGTACTCCAGGTAATGCTACAAATGCAGCATGTAATGTGTATCGTTGGACTACTGCTAGTAGTAAATATACGGCTGTACAAATGCAAGTAATAAATTATCCTAATAGTTTGTCAACTGGCAGTGGGAGCTACTCAATAACGGCTATTGGTACTGGTAATCCAGGTACGGTAACTACTACAGGCAATATGCCTAATGGTAGAGCCGTTTTTATCGGACAAACAAATTCAACTCCTGCTGTTGATGGTATTTACCATTTATCTAATAAAACAGGAAGTAGTCCGTATACTTATACTTTAACTTCTGTAAATACATCGGTATTTCCTCACAATGTTACTGGTGCTGGAACTTCTGGGTTGATGATGTCTATGGGGCATGGTCATTCAGTAGATCAGGCATATAATTATGATTACTCCGATAATGATCCTGCTATCGGTGTTATGTATATGGTAGTCTTTAATTCAGGTAAGAATACAACTGGTCTTAACAGTCACTTTAGTCAAAATCACGTAGACCACGGATAAGGTACATGAATAATTATCAATATATACAAAATTCTGAGCATGATTTCATCGTGCGTACTAAGGATGCTTCTAATCTAAAGGTTTATTACGTTACCAATGATTCTAAGAAATACACCATTGTGGCTACTACTTATGAAGAAGCTTTAACGGTTGCAGGATTCGAGTCAGAAGATACGACTAAGGATTCAGAAGAGGTATACTAGGCACGAAAGTGACTATTGACTTGGTTTAGACTTTTTGGTAGACTAGCTACCCAGTCACAAGAGATTGGAGGTTATATATAGAGGCACTAAATGGAACCAGAAGAAATTGAACGTACTTTATTAAGTTCTTTACAAACACCAGAACATTTAAATACATTAAGACAAAAATATAGATTATCTCCCCGGCATTTCCCCTACTATCCTGAACAGGCCACGTTCATCTGGGATTATATTGTGCAGTGGGGCAAGGCTCCTGACCTTAATCTAATTTCTGCTACTTTCCCAGATTTTCGGTATACACCTACTGATAGTTTTGATTATATTGCCGAAGTCTTTCGAAAGGATTTTGTTCGGCGAGGTATATATCTTGCTATGACAGGGCATGAGAATGCTATTGAGAAAGATGCCGAAGCTGCCGTAGTAGGTTTGATTCATCAGTTACAAAATCTACAACGACATGATGATGTATCTCGTGTAGTAGTAGATTCAGATGCTAGTCAGCGGTTTGAAGAGTATAAATTACGCGCTGATGGCATTTCTGAGCAACGTTTATGGTGGGGCATAGAACCATTTGATAACTTTCCAGTTATGATGCTGCGTGGTCAGATGGTAGGCATTATTGCCGATACTAAAGTGGGTAAATCTTGGTTAGCTTTGAAGATTGCTTTAACTAATTATCTACGTGGCTCTAAAGTAGTTATTATTTCTCCAGAATTGAATAAGACTAATATGGAAGCTAGAGTAGATACAATTTTGGCATATGATTCAGGGTTTCCTATCTCACATGAAAAATTATTATATGGAGTCCCTGGAATAGAGGATAATTATCAACAATATTTAAATAAGATTGACCGTTCTGACCTTGTATTCTATCTAAATACTCCATCTGATAGATTTACTGTTAGTTCAGTAGCTTCTGTCGTTAAAACTGATAAGCCTGATGTAGTACTTATTGACGGTATTTATCTAATGCAAGACGAAGAACACGGTTCGCAGTCCTGGGAACAGATTAGAAATATCTGTAGAGGTCTTAAAACTTTATCTACTGATTCAAATGTAGTGGTATTGGTCACAAATCAAACAGGAAGACAAAGAGAAAATAATGAAAGTACTGCGACTCCTGCTCAAGCGTCCTCGGTTGCCTACGGTTACGATTTCAACAGATTTGTTGATATATTGGTGTCAATCGGTGGCTCTGCGAATAGTCCTGATGTTAGAGAGGTTGCTATACCACTCATCCGTAGTGGTCGCGCAGTTAAGGGATCTTATCCGATTTCTTTTGACACCGATTCGGGCGATATTGGGAATTCCGTTGGTGAAGTCCCTTCAATGTCTATGGCTAGTATCGACTTTTAGTTTATATATAAGTGTAAATGCAGGATTTGCTTATGCAGGGTATAGAATAAGCGATTATTCTACTTATTTAGGAGTATGGGTAGGTGTTATTTCATGTACGCTTTTTACAACAATTGTTCTTTATTTAGCGTTAAGAGTAACGCAACAGATTAGACGACCATGAATACTGTAGTAGAATTTTTAGAAGATGCTGGATTAGTTTTTACTAAGACATATGGTGACGAAGTAGTCGCCTATTGTCCTTGGCATGACGACAAGAACGCTTCTTTAGCAATTAATATTAAAAAGGGCGCATATCATTGTTTTAACGGATGTATTAAAGGCAGGGATGGTTTAAAGCGGTTATTAGATAAGTTAAATCCTAATAAAAATTTATACCAGGTCTATTTAGATACTTTTCCTGAGTTA